GCATCTTCCTCCACCTGTTACCTCATCTTCTGAGGGAAGAATATATTTCTTACTGGCTTCAAATTTTTCTAATGTTTTAACTGGTTGGAGATACTGCTTATCAGGTATTTTCTTTTCTTGATCTTCTGTATATACCTTATCAATAACAAATAAGGGAATATGTTTTAACTTATTAAAAGCAAATTTAAATTCCTGTGGTGTATCAAATCCACCTATAAAAGCATAGTCAAAATCTTTTATATCTTTAGATTTAATAGCTCCTTTAACCAGCTTATAGCTAAATTTCTTTCCTTTACTAGCACGTTCTTGTGTATACTTATCAAAAAGTTCCTTTGTCTTTCTATAGTTTATCTTTTTAAAATCAGAATAAAGAGCATAGGAAACTTCATTATGGGTATTAAAAGCTTTCGTACAACTTCCTATAGCCCTATGGCTATCCCAATCTCCTACCTCTACTATCTTAGAAGGCTTATAATGTTCTATAATTTCCCCAAGCTTCTTATATCTCTGCGTACTTCTAGGATCAGGATTGCCTAAGTCTACATGTTTCTTTTCACCCTTTGCATGAACCATTATGTCTCCTAAGAAACAAGAGTCAAAGGCTTGCGGTCCTTTTAAATGGCTTTGTATGGTGTCCAGATGTCCTGTAAGGTCAATACATTTTAAACCATGCGCTCTATATAGCTTAATAAGTCTGGAAATAATAAAACCATCATGCCATTCTCTGTAAGTTGTAACTTCCCCAGACATATAATATCCACGTAAATCCCCTAACAAATCTAGGGGTGGTTGGTAGTCAAGGTTAAAAGCCATGAAGGAAGTCTCAGCAAACTCAAACTTCTTTCTATCCATAAAGACAAACTCTGCTTTAGGATTAAGATGTTTACTGAATGTTTCTTCTTTAACAGGTTTAATAGTATACGTATCCGCATCCAGCCAGATTAACCATCCAGCTTTAGTTGAAGCTTCTGCCATCTCAAAGGCTAACTCAGTCATGCCAAATACTTTATGGCAGAACTTAATGGCATCTACTCTCCAGTTGTACTTAACCTTTCCACCCATCGTGCCATCATTTTCTTTATTCTCTTCTCGAAAGGTAAGCAAGTCTTCCACTTCGTTAAGATTCCTATAAGTAATATTTTTACTTTTAGGATGGTCATAGTCTTGAATATCAAAATCATGGTAAAAAACTGTGAGGTGTAAACCCTCTCCCCAAAATTTCTTAACGCCTTCCAGCATTTTTCTAGCATAAGTACAGTATCCTTCTTCAGAAAAAGATGTAACAAAATTTAACATTAACCCATCACCTCTTCCATTTCCATTTCTTTAGCCATCTGCTGCCACTCCTCCACATATTCATTTTCAACATCTTGTGTTGGTTGCCACATGTCGAACCAAGGACCACCTGTAGTAAAGTGTACATTCTTTGCTTCAACTATTTCTGGTGAATGCCCGTCAAGCCAGTTCCATTCTACTCCTAGTTCACCTATTAATTCTTCATGTAATTGAGGAGCCAACCACATAAAATTATGTAACCATCTTCCTGATTTAGTATTTACATCAGCAACAGTAAGGTTAAGGTTAGAGCTATGATTGCAGTTCCATGCAATAAAACTTGACCAGTTCTTTTTAGAATACGACTCTTGGATTTGCCCGTCCATTTTAGTTTTATCTTTAGGATTGTAATCATGTTTTACACACCATATAGCTTTTCTTTCATCTGACTTAGCCTTATCAAATACTTCTGAAATATCTGACCTGACAAACATATCACAATCCATAAAGATTGCCCATCCACTAAACTGATTCAATATAGGAACGAGAAATCTGGTAAAGCTAAACTCCGTAGAAAAAGGTCTTCCATCTATATAATCATACTTAATATTATTCTTCATAGAATATCCTCTGGAATACAGACCAGCTACCCTTAGTTTATTCTGTATAATAGGAACAATATTATAGGTTTTTTTAGAAGTCTTTTTAATTGATTCTATCAGTACGTCACATGCAATCTCTTCCCGTGGTTCGTACCCAATATAAATTGTATCTAGTTTTTCTTTCATTTTCTCTCCTTTAAAAAGGGGGTAGGACTTGATATAATCCTACCCCCATATACCGTTAGCTGTTTGTATTAATGGGGATCAGCTTCGGCATTTTCTCCTCTGGAATGGCTATGTTTATATTTACTTCTAATAGTCCATCCTTAAGGGATGCACCTGTAACATCTGCACCCTCAGTTAGAGGAAAAATCTTTTTAAATTTTCTATTTGCAATACCCTTATAAAGATAGGTATCTTGTTGTTTGGATTCTCCAGATATAGTTAAGACCTGTTCTTTCTTCTCAACGCTGATATCTTCATCAGTAAAGCCAGCCAAGGCCATTACGATTTTGTAATCGTAATCAGATTCTTTTACGATATCATACGGAGGATAATTCCCCTCGAATGAGTCTGTTGAATTAAGTAAGGTATCAACCAATCGGTCAAACCCAATGGAATGTCTCCAATATCCCTTCCAAAATTCGGGACTTATTTTAGTATTGTGCATTAGCATATTCATAATTACCTCCTATAAGTTAGCAAAGTTATGAAACCCATTATGGCGTTTCAATTAACATTATCTCATAAGAGACTATAGATGTCAAGTATTTTTTTTATATATCTACTACTTCACATACTCCTGCTGTACAAGCTAATTGCTGTGTTCCTTTTGTATTGTCTTCCTTTTCCCATTCCGTAAGCTCTGACCAGTTAATATTTTTAGGAAATTCTTTTACCAATTCCTTGTATTGTGTTGTATTAATATCTTGATAGGGGGCTTGTTTGTAGGTGTGGTCTGTATAAGGAAGGAAGGAGACACCAGAAAGATGTTCAAAATTTTCCCAACACCAAGATCCTACCGTTACCCATTCAGGTTCCCTAACTGATATAGTTACTGAAGGCTTATGCTCACACCAGTTCTCAGCATAAAATTTCCAGAACTCCAGTTGTTCTATGGCTGTCATGGAGTTTCGGTTTACAGTATTTATAGGAGCCTTAATAGGAAAAGAAAAGACTGTGGTATGGTCAGGTTGCATGACATCTGGTTCACTAGGAATACCAGCATTAATCATAAAGCGTGTAAGTGGGTCAGTATTATCTCCTCTTACTGTCCTAATATAATGGGCTGAGTGTCTTGCATGAATACCACTTGAGCTATCAACTAACTGGCTTACTGTACCACTAGGTTTTACACAGGTAATAGCTGTGGATTGAGGGATGCCAAACTTCGATGACCATTCCTTATTAATTCTTATAGAATAATTCTTTAGGTTTTCTAAGGTAGAAGGTTGGAGCTTACCATGAAAGTTATTAAGGATACGGCAATCCATAATGCCTGTTAAGGACACACCCAACAACCTCTCTTCTTCAGTATTATTAGACCACCTCTTACGCAAGTAACCAAACTTTGTCATAGTTGCCTGTATCGTTCCTAAGATGGTAGCTAAACGTATCTTACGTTCAAGCTCTTTCGTGTTGTCATCTACACGGCAAACTACTTCTGTTAAGTTACAGAACTGGTTAGGACGTAGGATAATTTCTGAACAAGGGTTGGTTCCAAAATCCATTTCCCAATTTCTCCTGCCAGAACTCTTAGCTTTCATCTGTGCTGAGTTCCTATTAAAGATACCACGTTCCCCTGACTTACTTTCGTAGAGACTTGACCACTCCTTCATAAAGGTATTGGTATCTGGTCTATCGGTATAGACAGCAGAGTTGTTAGCTAATGATCGTTCTGGGTTTGTTTCCCACCATTGACCTTTCTTAGCTGAACGTATCCTGTCATCTGATACATTAGACAAAGAGATTAGGGCAGACCTACGCACACCTCCTACTACAACTACCTCTCCTGTCTTACAGACAATATCGTGGCACTCAAGGGAGGTAAGCTTACGTCCTCTTGCATTTTTAAACTTACTAATTGTAAACTGAAATAAATCAGATAAAGGTTGTGGACCTGAAGCTCTCCCACCAAATACTTTTAACCTTGACCCTGAAGGACGTACCTTATCAATATTAATCTTAGGTATCCTTCCAGAATAAAGGTAAGAGATAAGGTCTTTAAAAGCTCTTGCCCATCCTTCTTTGGAATCAGCTACACAAATAACATCTTCTGTCTCTTCAAATTCTATATCAGGAATGGTCGGTAAGTTATTGATATATTGTCTTTCTACCGAAAATCCTACACCAGTTCCATTCATTAGAATATATAAGACCTCATCAAATGAACGAGGACTATCAATCGTAATGTACGAGCAGTTATATCCAGCTATATTCTCACGTTCTAATGCAGGACCAGCCGACATTAAAGCCCTCATGCTAGGCATAACTTCTAAGTTAATGATACCATTGTATATTTCTTTCCATATATCTTCATCCTTTGAACTTAGTTTTACTTCAAGGTTGTTTTCTATATGGTACTTAAAGTAGTTTATTAACCGAGTAACAGTTTCTTCCCAAGTTTCCCTACGGTTTTCTTCATCCATCCAGCGAGAATATCTTGATAAATGTATAAAAGTTTGGTACTCAGTTGGTAGGCTCATTTCTTTTTCTCCCCATAAGTTAATTCAAGAATTAGTTCTGCATAGTGTATAACCTTTTGAATGTCTTTCGCTCCTTCGCCTTTTGTTTTGTGACGGGTTATGTATTTTACCACATTACCCTCGAAATAGTCAAGATTATTTTTAGATATATATTCTACTGGTTGGATACCACAATGTTTGTAATGATCCCCACCTACTTGTTTATCTAATGGTGACACTTTCCTTTCCTTTCTTTTACCTCTTTCTTTTCTTACTAAATAACTGCTCCACGATTCATTATCTCTTCTGTCATCTAAGTATTGCATGGATTCTCTTCCTTATAAAACTAATTTCTTTTGAATATATAACTCTATGTGCAAATGATCTTGTCGCACTTGGATCAAGGCCAGCTAAATCACACACATCCTCAAAGTCTGAGGCCGTTACACCTGAAGCAGTAAAGAACCAAGACGTGGCTTGCCTCTTCATTACTTCTATATCTGATGTAGAACATGTACTAGATGAGCTTGTTGCATCAAGCAACGCCTGTAGAATTACAGCCAGATAGAGACTCCTTTCTGTCCCTCCCTCTACTCTGGGAGAAGCAACTTTTAAAATATCATAATTAATATCTAGTACAGTTGTAAAGGTTTCTTCTAACTTTTCCTTCTTTGGGATTTCTTTTTTAGAGTGATCGTTGTCTTTCATTTAACCACTCTTCAGGTATTCCATCTGATCTTTTACAGTAAATAAAACTGTGTTTATCACACCATCCTGCATATGTCATCCTCCCTCTCTTATATAGTTTTTTATTAGGATTGTCAAATATAAAACGTATATCTATATGAGGATATTGATCTCTTAGAAAGAGATGTTTCTTCCTATCTTCCAAGACAAACCTACCTTTTACTTCTAGTATAATACCATTAGGTAATTCAAAATCAGGCGTGTATGTTTTACTTTCGTGCCATTCATAGTCTAGTTTTATTTCTTCATACCTAATTGGTATGTTTAAATCCATTAAGAGATGACATACATTCTCTTCAGACTTTGATCTGAATTTTATTTTTCTTTTACGAGGCATATTAATTTGGTTTGGGTTGTTCTATAAATACAGGTATAAGTAACAGGTCTTTATTAGGAGGTGTTCTTCCTTCATTAACGATGACAGCTAGTGAAGTTATACCTCCTCCTGCTACTAAATCAAGGGAGGGAAGAATCCATTTAGCTTTTTCCTTTATAGAATCTACAACAACATTTGTTCCGCAATGATTTACATGTGGAATTTTTTTATGTTTATCTTCTTTAAAGTAGTCATCGAATACAAGTATCTTAGAGTCTTTTGTTTTCTCGTAATCATTCCAAACTGTTTTAGGTGAATGGCCTCCATCAAGAAATACAAAATCAGCTTGTGTTTCCATGAGGGTTTTGTTTGTATCTCCTTTAATCAACTCGTAAGAAAACCTGTTGGGAAACTCTGCTTTTAATTCATCGAATGATTCACTTACATCTTCCAGAGTGACTCTGGACTTGGCATTAAATTCTATCTCATCTAAGTCATCACTACCCTCTTGATATAAATCATAGCCTGTATAAGAGACACTTTCTGAATGTGACCCTAATGCAGACCGACACATATCAATCCCATGATGTCCATTCCATGTACCTACTTCAACAATAGTTTTAGGTTGGTAAAACTCTACCAAAACAAGTAGCTGAAAGTATCGTAAGGGAGGAGCCATCATACGTTATACTCCCTTTTGTTTTCTTCAGTCAATTCATTTACCCTAAAGTTTTTTATATGGTCTAAAGTAGAATACATTTCTGATGCTACTTTGGTAGCTTCCTCTTGCTCTGGAAACTTTCTTAGATACTTTCTCCATCCATATTTTTCATGTAAAAATTCAACAACATACATTATATTATTACCTCTTCTTCTGTATTAGGTTCCCTATATACTTGTGTAAAGTATCGAGGACCATTTGAATAATTAAACTTACGTAGTCCTTTACCATTATTAGCATCGCTCCAACATGTAAGCTTATAGCCACAATAGACACACCCAAAATCCAACTTCCTATTCCCAGAAGAGCCATCACGTATGTCAGAGTAACACCTATCGGGTGGCGTATCCTTCTTAACCGCATCCTTAACCTGCTTAATCTTTGCTTTGACATCAGGCATCTCCAAGGAATCTAAATAGACCGTTGCAAGTTCTCCTGTCTGTTTGTTTATAACTACCCATGCTACCTTCTCATCCTTCTCCTGTTCTGCGTATCCTGCAAGTTGATAAATATATCCGAAAGGATCATTCTTTTGTAGTTCAGATGTGGTAAACTTCTTGAAAGAAAAGTTAGATGCACTTTTAAAATCAACTAATACACCATCTACCCTTCCGTCTTGATGACCCTTAATTCCACCTACCTTGATTTCCTTTTGAGTTTCATCTACTGTATGACCTGCTAATCTTGACAGGCATACAAGAAGCTCTTCTAAAATATTACCGTATAGAAACTTTATAAATGTCGCACCATCTATAGGTTCTTTGTCATATCCTTTTGAGTTGTACCATATTTGACGTAGAGGTTTACCTATTTGAGACAATCTTAAATCAGGTTTATTCTTTCTTGTTTCATAAACAGATGAAAAGATATGCTCACCAATAAGTCTACCTGCTTCTTCACTTAATTGCTTTGCTTCTTCACGGCTTACTTGTACTCCTTTTTCATTAGTAAAAAGATTATAGATGTCACTTACTAGGGTTGATATCTGTTTCATTAATAAATTAGAGGGGTCAGTAAAAAGACTCAAAACTACTGACCCCTCCAATACTCCTTTCTAGTTAGGCGTTGGCAAAGGGAATACCAGACGCATTATCATCAACGTAGCCTTCTTCAACCATAAATTCAGAGCCTACGCCATCAGGATTATACTCAACTAATTCAAGCACTTGCACAGAGTTTAATCCAGCCGACACACCAGAACGTCCACCAAAGTTCCAT